CTGGGCTAGATTTTAATATTCGTGAAGAAGGAATTAAAGCAGGATACGGAAAAACATTTAAATCAATAAAAACACAACCAATACTAAAAGAAGTAGCGAAGGGTGATGAAAAAGCATTAAGAACTCTGATCAAAAAATTACCCGATATACATAAGGCTTACCAAAAAGCTAAAATTGGTGGACATTGCAGAGCTTATGGTGGCAGAGTTGGCTTTAAAGATGCAGGGGCTGTTGGCATGTCGGAATGTATGACAAAAGCTATTGAAGAACATAATAAAAATTTAAAGAGTGATGATCTTACAATTAGAAATTCAGCTCGTGCTAAACAGTTTAATATAAATAAAACCAAAAATATGAAAAGCCTATTGGGTGCTGGAGCAAAAGGAGGAAAGAGCCTTTTGAAGTTAGGAAGAAGCTGGGGAATTGAATTAGAACCTATATTTGAAGGAGCATTTTATGAATGGGGACGTAGACAAGGTTATACTCATGATCAGGCTAAAGAGGAGACGTTCTTCTGGAAGATGTTAGATCCAAGTACAAAAACAGGACTCTTAGAAGGAGCAGAACCACTTTTAGAAAAAGAACTTTATAAAATTAGAGGGGAAGATGAATTTATGGATGTTGACAATCGACCTCCGATGCAGGATCCAGAGTTTGGTCAAGTAATAGGTGAACGTGGTACAGTAAAAAGATACATTGAGAATGAAAAAGCTTTATATGAAGCTCGAGATAAATATAATCAATTATATACTGGTTATCAGGTAGCAACAACAGGGAAAGAACGTGATCCAGAAAAAGCAGAAGGCTATGCAAAAGCTTTGGAAGATACTTGGGCAGAAATAAATAGATTAGAAGATCAAATGGATTTGGATCGAGATACATATCAGGCGGCTGTAGAAAAACAACAACATATACAAGGTGAGAGAGCTCTTAAATATGGAGAATATGGAACAGGAGATACGGAAAAATTAGCCAAGCAAAGAGAGATAAGAAGACAAAGAGAAATGGAAGAAAAGTTTCCTAGTTATAAGAAGCACTATATTGATAAAGCATTAGAATATCAGGGTATAACTATAGATCCAGATATAGCAAAATATAAAAAAGACTTACAGTTAATGCCAGCAACTTACGATCAAATAAGTGATTTTTATAAGGATTATGATAAGACGGGATATTTTGCAGAAAACTTTAGAATGGAAAAAGCACGCGGCGGCCTAGCAAATCTAACAAGAACCGTGGCCCCTGATTCAGGGCCCATGTCACGAGGCTTGTCTTATCTGTATAACCGTGTTAAAAAACAATAGGAGTATAAATGGCAGGAATAATTTCAAAAATACCTAAAGGAATTGCTATAGCAAAAAAAGGCTGGGGAAAAGCTTCAAATATTGAAAAAATGAAACAACGTTTTGGAAAATTTGAGAAACCTTCAAAGGTATGGGATTCTAAAGAAAAAAAATGGGTATATTCCTCTAAAGAGAAAAAATAATGGCAGAAAACCTAACAGATAAATCGCTCCCTAACGTAAGAACAGAAGTTGCAATTCCACCCTCGGAAGCGCCAACGGACGTCGACGTTACGGAAGAACAACGACAACCCGTAGAAGTCACACCGGAAGACGACGGCGGAGCTACGATCAATTTTGAGCCGGGCTCGATCAACGTTCCGGGGACCGAGGGCCATTTTGACAACCTCGCGGACATTCTGCCCGACGACGTTCTTGATCCGACAGGAATCAAGCTTCGCGGCGACTATACCGATTATAAAATGTCAAGGAAGGAATGGGAGCAGTCCTACGTTACAGGACTCGACCTACTCGGCTTCAAGTACGACAACAGGACAGAACCCTTTCAGGGAGCATCAGGTGCAACGCATCCCGTGCTCGCAGAAGCGGTTACACAGTTTCAGGCGTTAGCCTATAAAGAATTATTGCCGGCGGATGGACCGGTTAGAACCCAGGTGATTGGAGTATCGAATCCTGCAAAGGAATCACAGTCGCAGCGGGTTAAAGATTTCATGAATTTTCAGCTGATGGACCAGATGAAGGAATACGAACCTGAATTTGACCAGATGCTTTTCCATTTACCCTTGAGCGGTTCGACTTTCAAGAAAGTCTACTACGACGATCTTTTAGGAAGAGCCGTCTCTAAATTTGTCCCTGCAGACGACCTTGTGATTCCGTATACGGCTACCTCATTAGACGATGCGGAAGCAGTGGTCCATGTAATCAAGATGTCGGAGAACGACTTGAGAAAGCAGCAGATTGCTGGTTTCTATAGGGACATTGAATTAGCAAAACCAGGTATGGCTGTCGACGACAAAATCGAAGACAAGGAAAAGACACTGGAAGGAACCACCAAGTCTACACAGACCCAAAGCGTGTACACGCTTCTGGAATGTCATGTGAATCTGGACCTGGAAGGTTTTGAAGATGTTGGCCAGGACGGAATGCCAACAGGAATAAAATTACCTTACGTCGTAACCATCGAGGAAGGTAGTATGAAAGTTCTTTCGATAAGAAGGAACTATGCGCCCAATGATCCATTGAAAAATAAAGTTCAATATTTTGTCCACTTCAAATTTCTGCCAGGACTAGGATTTTATGGCTTTGGACTCATTCACATGATTGGCGGATTAAGCAGGACGGCAACGTCGGCTCTCCGCCAATTGTTAGACGCAGGCACACTATCCAATCTTCCCGCTGGTTTTAAACAACGAGGAGTCAGAGTTAAAGACGAAGCGGCACCTATCCAGCCGGGTGAATTCAAGGATGTCGATACACCGGGTGGAAATTTAAAAGATGCATTCGTTTTTTTACCGTACAAAGAACCTTCACAAACATTATTAACTTTAATGGGAGCGGTGGTTCAAGCAGGACAGAGATTCGCGTCGATCGCTGATATGCAGGTCGGTGACGGGAACCAAAATGCAGCAGTTGGTACGACCGTGGCCCTCTTAGAGCGTGGCTCCAGGGTAATGTCAGCGATCCATAAAAGATTATACGCGGCATTAAGACAGGAATTTAAATTACTGGCAAAAGTATTTGCACAGTATCTTCCACCAGAATATCCATACGATGTTGTAGGTGGACAAAGAAATATTAAAGTTACAGACTTCGACGAACGAATCGATATTCTACCCGTTGCCGATCCTAACATTTTTTCAATGTCGCAAAGACTGACGCTGGCACAGACGGGACTGCAACTAGCAATGTCCAATCCTCAGATTCACAATACATACATGGCATTCAGAAAAATGTATGAAGCGTTAGGAGTAAAGGATATTGACAGAATTTTACCGCCACCGGCGCCTAATGCACCTAAGGATCCATCGTTGGAACATATTGATGCATTGGGAGGAAAGCCTTTTCAGGCGTTTCCAGGACAGGACCACAGGGCCCATGTAACGGCGCACTTGAACTTTATGTCAACGAACCTGGTTAGAAACAATCCAATGGTGATGGGAGCATTACAAAAGAATATATTAGAGCATATCAGCCTCATGGCTACGGAACAGGTACAATTAGAATTCAGAGAACAGTTTATGCAAATACAACAAATGCAGCAACAAGCTGCAATGAATCCGCAAATTCAGCAACAGCTACAACAGATCACTCAGAAGATAGAAGCTAGAAAAGCACAATTGATTGCAGAGATGACTGAAGAATTTATGAAGGAAGAAAAAACAATTACTTCACAATTCGATCATGATCCATTGTTAAAACTTAAATCCAGAGAAGTAGATTTAAGAGCTATGGAAAATGAACGTAAAAAACAGGAAATGCAGAAGAAAACTGAAATTGATCAAGCTAAACTAGTTCAAGGCCAGGATATTCATGAAGATAAACTTGAACAGAATGAAGAATTGGCAGAATTAAGGGCCGACACTTCAATAGAAAAACAAGAAATGGCGAATGAATCAAGAGAAACACTTGCAAGGATGAAGCCCAGGGGCAATTAATGCCTGAAAAAATGGAACAAGAGCTAAAAGCTCAATGTAAGAAGAAAGGTTTGTCAAAAGAACGTTGTGATAAGTACGTTTATGGCACAATGAGGAAAACAGGCTGGAAACCTTCACGAGAAAAGGCAAATAAGGGTGGTCTGATAAAAGGATTTCCCAAATTAACTAAAATATTATAAAAGGAGAACATTATGGCATGGAATTATAAAACAGGAGGCAAAGAGTTTAAGATCCCTGAACAGAAAAAAGAAATTGATCCAAGATCAAAGACTAGTATCAGAGGAAAAAACTATATTGCAACTGGAGACAAAGTTGCTCCCACTGGTCAGTATACTCGTAAAAAACAAAAACCGGTAACTTGGTACTAACATGTGGTTTAATTTATTAGGAATGGCGATGAAGACTGGTGCCAAGGTCTATGCGAATAAGCAAAGACAGAAAGAAGCGATGTCCCAAGCCGCTTTACTGACGGCAGAAAAGATGGCCCGAGGGGAGACGGAATACCAGGGCAAGCTCTTGGAGGCTCGGCAATCCGACTGGAAGGACGAATTTGTCCTCGTGATTATTTCGGCGCCCATTATTGTTTTAATGTGGGCGGTCATAAGTGACGATCCGCAGGCAATGTATAAGGTAGAACTCTTTTTTGAATATTTTGCTACATTACCGACATGGTTCACTACATTGTGGATACTTGTAGTTGGAAGTATTTTTGGTATAAAGGGAACTCAAATATGGAGGAATGGTGGACCTAAGAAAAAATGAGAACTTTTCTAAAACAACCGTATGTTATTATTAACAAAGTTGAACCTAAATTAGATTTAAAGGACACGAAAAAATATTTAAAAAAGTTAAAGGAAAAAAGGAAAGGAGAAAAATATGGCAAGTGAACTATTAAAAGGAAAAGTAAAATGGTTTAATGGAACTAAAGGTTATGGTTTCATTGAAAGAGAAGACAAGGAAAAAGATGTATTCGTTCATTCTTCAGCAGCCCGAGCATCAAGCATAACGCTAAATGAAGGGGATGAATTAACATTTGAAGTTGAAAATGGCGAAAAAGGCCCTTCTGCAATAAATCTACAAAAAACTGAAAGATAAATAATGGCGGATCTAGAAAGCGTAATTTATAAATTACAAAGACATCTTCAAAACAGACTTAATCAGCTTTCTTTGTCTGTTACCACGGGTGGTGTTGACAATATGGAAACGTACAAGTATATAATAGGTCAAATTAATGCGCTGGAATCAGTGAAACAGGAACTCTCTAGCCTGCTTGAAAATAAGGAGCAAAATGAAGGAACAGTTGTCGACATCAGAAAACCCAAAGCTTAAACTAGCTTTAGCGGAAAAATACAAAGAAGAAACAGAAAAGCTCCCGAAACCGACGGGATGGAGACTTTTGGTTTTACCATTCAGAATGGATGAGAAAACTAAAGGGGGACTTTTGCTTGGACAAGATACATTGGATAAGCAACAAGTCGCATCGCAATGCGGAAATGTTCTTGCAATGGGACCACTTTGTTATAAGGATAAGGAGAGATATCCGGATGGTCCGTGGTGCAAGATCGGTGACTGGGTGATCTTTGCGCGTTATGCGGGATCACGCATACAAATTGAAGGTGGGGAAATTCGACTGCTAAACGAAGACGAAATTTTAGCAACTGTCAAGAATCCAGAAGATATCTTGCATAAATTTTAATCATAGGAGGAACTATGCCAGAAGAAAATAAGATAAAGAAAGAAGATCCGAAGGTGGATTTAGATACATCCGGCCCAGAAGTCGATGTAACTTTACCCGAGGAAAAAGTAGAAAAAGAAATAGTCACGGAACAGGAACCAGTAAAAGAGGAAACGGTAAAAGAAGTACCTAAGGAAGAAGTAAAAGAAGAACCAGTAAAAGAAGACGATTCCAAACTTGAGGAATACAGCAAGGGGGTTCAATCACGAATCGCTAAGCTGACACGTAAGATGCGTGAGGCGGAAAGACGAGAAGCCGCTGCAACGGAATACGCTCAGGCTTTGGAATTACAAAGAAACAAAGATCAGTCTACATTTAAGAAAATGGATACTGATTACTGGACTAGGTTTGAGAAGAACGTTAAAACTGGAATGGAATCGGCACAAAAAGAACTGGCCGCTGCCATTGAATCAGGGAACGCTGAAGCTCAGGTCGAAGCTAATAAACGGATTGCAACACTTGCATTTGAAAATGCCAAGCTGGAGCAAGCCAAAGAAGGAAGAAAAGAGCAGGAACAACCTGTTCAGCTTTCTGACGGTGGAAAATTACCAAGACAAACGCCACAGGAACTTCCACAACCCGATCCTCAAGCAGAGGCATGGGCGGCTAAAAATGAATGGTTTGGCAAGGATAGAGCTATGACTTTTACTGCTTTTGAACATCATAGAGATCTGGTTGAAAAGGAAGGAATGGATCCTAAGGATCCGACATATTATACGGAAATTGACAAAAGAATAAGAGTTGACTTTCCGCAGAAATTTGTTAAAGGTGGTGATGTAGAGCAGACGTCCAAGACCAATCAGTTGGTCGCTTCCGCTCAAAGAAGCGTAAAACCGGGACGCCAAACTGTGAGACTCACTTCTTCACAGGTAGCAATAGCTAAAAAATTAGGAGTGCCACTCGAAGAATATGCGAAACAATTAAAACTCACGAAGGAGGCAAGCATATGAAAAAAGACGACATAACAACTTCTCGTGCGAGTCAAACACGGTCAAAGACTGAAAGACCAAAAGTGTGGACTCCCCCATCATCTCTAGATGCACCCCCTGCACCTGATGGATTCAGGCACAGATGGATACGGGCAGAGAGTTTAGGGTTTCAAGACTCTAAGAATATCTCTGGAAGATTAAGATCCGGTTATGAGTTAGTGAGAGCTGACGCA